CAAGCATACAAACCATTAGCTGAACAACTAGATATGCAATACCATGATGTACAAGATGGTACAGAAACATGGCTTGACCATATAAAAGAAGTCAAAGCAAAGTATCCAAAGGGAGATGAATAATGTCGGTAGCAATCAACGGAACTAATGGTATTACATATAATGATGGCTCATTACAACCATCTGCTCCTGTAGGTAAGAATCTTGTTATCAATGGTGATATGATAATTGACCAAAGAAATGGTGGTGCTAGTAATACTCTTGTAGGCACAAGCACAAGTCATTCAACCAGTGCTATGATGACAGATAGATGGCAACTTTTTTTACATGGAATTACTAATGCTCAAACTTATCAACAAGTAACGGATGCTCCAGTAGGATTTTCTCATTCTTTAAAAATTACAAATAACTCAACAACACAATCAGTAGGCGCAGCTAATGCTCTTACTCCAAGACAAAAAATAGAAGGACTTAATACTGCTCATTTAAATTGGGGTACTTCAGATGCACAAACAATAACTATATCTTTTTGGGTAAAAGCATCTGTTACAGGAACATACCCTGTGTCAGTAGGTAATAGTGCCTTTGATAGAGCTTATGTATCAACCTATACTGTTTCTTCTGCTAGTACATGGGAAAAGAAAACTGTAACTATTCCAGGTGATACATCAGGAACTTGGCTAACAAGTAGTTCATTGGGCATTAATGTAATGTTTAGTTTAGATTCAGGAACAAATTTTGATACAACAGCAAATGAATGGGTAGCAGGTAATAAAAGGTCTATTTCTTCTAATGTACATTTTGTAGCTAACGCATCAGCTACATGGCAAATAACAGGTGTACAACTAGAAGCAAATACAACTGCAACACCATTTGAACACTTACAATACGGACAGCAGTTGGCTTTGTGTCAGAGGTATTATGAAAAGAGTTATAACCAAAGTACTGTTCCAGCAACAGCTCAAATTGCTGGAGCAGCATCTTCTGTTAGTTCTTCTTCTGCTCCTACTCAAGGAAATGGAGTAACATTTAAAGTCACTAAAAGAGCAACTCCTACAATGGCTGTTTATAATGGAGTGACAGGTGCTGTAGGATATTCATATAGGGTTTCTGATGCAGCAAGTGTGGCAACAACATTCTCACATGTAGGTGAACATGCAGCTGCATATATTAATATTCCTTCTAGTGCAAATGGCTATTACTTTCACTTCACAGCAGACTCGGAGCTATAAACTATGTATAAACTTACACCGCTAGAAACTATTACAAATAAACAAGAATCCGTTATAAAGTTAGATAATAAAACACAAATTCCTTTTGATGAAAACAACAAGGATTACCAAGAGTATCTAGAATGGGTAGCAGAAGGTAACACACCAGAAGAAGCAGATGAAACCTAGTCCAGAACAAACTAAACAAGCGATTAAAGAAGGCTTGCAAGAGTGGCTTAATGATAAGTTTTCTGAGTTTGGAAAGTTCTCTCTTCGTGGCATATTTGCTTTGATGTTAGTTGCATTAGTTTACTTGTGGGCAACATCACAAGGTTGGAAAATATGACAGAAGAAACTCTTGTTGCATTTTTTGGACTCATAGTATTATTTACATACTGCTATGCGTTGGTTTAAATTTTTTCTAACAAAACCTGTAACTGTTACCATAGCTTTATTGGCAGCACTCCCTGTTACTCCTGTAATTTTATGTTTACTATACGGATGGACTGAATCATGATACAAGCCTTATTACCATTGATTGGGAATGTAATTGATAGAGTAGTTCCTGACAAGAACGCTAACGCAAAAGCAAAGAGAGAGATAGAAAAGTCTCTTACTGACAACGCTAACAAACTTTTACTAGCACAAACAGAAACCAATAAAATAGAAGCAGCTCATCAGAGTTTATTCGTTGCTGGATGGCGACCTGCTATTGGATGGTCATGTGCATTAGGAGTCTTTTGGTTATTCATTGGTCATCCTTTGGCTACATGGATCGATCATTTAGATGGATCATTTCAGACACTACCTTCTATAGATTCAGAGATACTACTTGAGCTTGTATTTGCAATGCTTGGGATTGCGGGATTAAGAACTTTTGAAAAGCTAAAGGGCCTTACCAAGTAGTGCAGCTCAGTCCTCATTTTACCTTAGCCGAGCTAAGTCACTCCAATACAGCTACAAGATTAGATATAGATAACACTCCCCTGGCAGAAGAAATTGCTAACCTAGAAATCTTATGCGAAGGATTAGAGCAAGTCCGAACTAAACTAGATAGTAGACCTATACTAATATCATCAGGATTTAGATGCCTAGAATTAAATCGTGCGTTAAAATCTAAAGACACTAGCTACCACACATTGGGTTTAGCCGCAGACTTTACTTGTCCTAGCTTTGGTAATATTCATGAAGTGATGAGAGCATTAGCTGATAGCTCAATACAGTTTGATCAACTCATCCTAGAGTTTGGAAGATGGATTCATATTGCTTTTCCAAAACAAGGAGAGAAACCTCGTAGACAAATGATGAGGATAGGTAAGAGTGGAGTGTTACTGTACGAGTAAAACCTTGATGAATCAACAACATATGTTATCCTTATAACATGAGTAATTATAAATCCGTATTAGTAATATCAGATTTACACATACCTTACCATCATCCTGATGCGTTTAAATTTTTAGCAGCACTCAAGAAAAAATACAAGCCAGACTTAATCGTAAACATCGGTGATGAAATCGATCAACACTCTATTAGTTTTCATAATCATCATCCAGATCTAAAGTCTCCGGGCGATGAGCTGCGTGAGGCTAGGAAGTATGTAAAAGAACTAGAAAAAATTTTTCCAAAAATGACCTTGGTACACTCTAATCATTCATCATTAGTTTATCGTAAAGCAGTCGCTCATGGCTTGAGCCTAGAGTATCTGAAATCTTACAACGAGTTTCTAAATGTAGGCCCTGAATGGGAATGGGTAGATGACTTAAAGGTTACGCTATCTGATGGTCAAAGATGTTTCTTTACTCATGGCATGGCAGCCGATGTAATGAAAGTGGCGCAGCAATATGGCATGCATGCAGTCCAAGGACATTATCATTCTAAATTTAGTATTAGTTATTATTCTAACCCTGACAAATTAGTATGGGGATTACAAACAGGATGTCTTATCAATCAAAAAGAACTTGCGTTTGAGTATGCAAAGAATTTTAAATCGAGATTTGTAATCGGCTGTGGCATGATTATAGATGGACAACCAAAACTAATGCCGATGGTATTAAAGGATGGAGGAAGATGGACGGGGACGATAGTTTAGATGTAGAGTTTACTTCCGAGGCTGATGCAAATCAAGCTGAAACTTTAGATAAGTTGATTGGAAGAAAGATTTGGAATGTAGAACTGCTAGAAGATGATACACAGTCCATGATCAAAATCTGTTTTTCTCGTGAAGATGATGATTATTTACTAATTCATTGCGAAGGTGCAGATTTATATCTAGTTGAACCTAAAATGAAGTCAGTCCACTAAAAACGACCTCACACAAAGCTCGTGGTAAGCTTTTCTCATGTGTACCTAAGGGTTAGTATTAGATTATATTAAAATATTTACCACGACTCTTGTGACAACTCCTGACAGTATTAGCTTGTTTTACTAACTAATTCGATCCTTTTTCCTATCCATTTCATTACAGGAACGGCCATACTGTTACCCATTGCTTTATATCTGTGTCCATCAGGACAATTTTCTTTGATGTTTGTATATCCATCAGGAAAACCTTGCAATCTTTCACACTCAATTGGTGTTAATTTTCTTACTGCCATATTTTTAAATACAGTACCTACACTTTCTTGCACTCCACCATTAGGACTTTTTATAGTTTGATTAGTATTACTTACTGTTGTGTTGTATGTATCAAAAGCAACTGCTGGTGTCTTACTTTTATCTAATGTAGGAGTAATCGTATCAACTGACATAGATTGTGAGTCACTATTCTGCCAACCAAAAGCTACTGCTTGATCCATTACAAAAGTTTGTGCATGATGTGACATGATGCTTGGCTGATGAGAGGATAAACAATTAGATACATCTAACTCAGTTACACTCATATTATTTTTTTGCCCATCCTCACGAATGCTATAAGCAATAGGATTGTTTAATACAGGAACATGACCGCCACCACTACCCATTGCATTGGTTAATGTTGGTGATTGGTTTTCTGCAACTGCAGCGTTTGGATGCTGACCACCTAATACAAAAGGAATATTACCACCGCCTGTACCCCATCTTGCAGTTACTGAATGACAAGTATCACCCATCTCTTTAACACGACTATCAGCTGGATGGTTCTCAAAGACTTCAACGATAGCTTTCTTATCTAAGCTATCAGAGTTTAATCCTTTATAGTCTCTTGCACATAAAGCATCTATATGGTCTTGATGTAACAAAGGTATCATTTTTGCTGAGGTTTTGTTGAGTCCATCTGTTCCCATGTCTTTGTAGTCTCTTGCTTGGAGTGGGCCACTTGTGTCAATGCCAATTCTAGTGTCTTTGGGAGTGTCTTTCCTCTTTTTTCTGCTCTCCTCAATATGCCTTGACAAGCTTTCTGGCTCAAATAATACTTCTGCGGCAGGTCGCCAGTCTCCAAAATGTCCGACAACAAAGACTCTTCGCCTTCGCTGTGGGACTCCGAAGTTCTGAGCATCAAGCACTCGGTAGCTGAACCCATACCCGAGTTCGCCCACCGCCCCGAGGAATGAACCAAAGTCTCGTCCTTTGTTACTACTGAGGACACCTGGCACGTTTTCCCAAATGAACCACTTGGGTCTAAACTTGTCAAGAATTCCACAATAGATGAGGGCAAGATTGCCTCTCGGATCTTCAAGTCCTTTTCTGAGTCCTGCGACTGAGAAGGATTGACAAGGTGTTCCTCCGACCAAAAGGTCAATTGTTTTTTTTCCAAAATTCCACTCCTTATAATTAGACATATCTCCAAGGTTAGGCACACTCGGATAATGGTGTGCCAATACCTCACTTGGAAACTTCTCTATTTCTGAAAATGCAACAGGATTCCAACCTAGCTTATGCCAAGCTACTGTTGCAGCCTCTACGCCACTACATACGGATAAATAGTTCATAGTAGTTTGTACTCTGCAAAACTACATGGTTCATCGAACCTGTTTAATACTGACTTTCTTTCGGTTTCGATCTCGTAGTTTTTATTTCTCAACTTAAATACCACATCACTTAATCTATAAATACCAAGTTCAGTCCAAGCTTCCATCGGACTGATCTTTTTGTTTGATTCTAGGTAATGCAATAATCTTGTTTCTTGATTTGTCATATTCATTTATCTCTCCTAGTGTACATATTTTTAAGATTAATATTGTTGGCTCGCATCTCTCGAACTCGTCTTAATAATCCATCACGACTTATCCGAGAAACACCAAGACAATAATATATAAGTCCATCATCATTCTCTAGCCAATCCAATGCTTGTTGTCTCACCCTTGCACCTGATTGTGCTGCAACTGCATCATGTATCGCATTAGCTAGTATTGCAATAAACAATCTAGCATCAGGGTTACCCATGTTTGGATTGCTGAATGTAAAGTTTTCGTACTCTGCATCTACTAAATAATGGTCTTTCATAACTAATCCTTATGCTTATTAAAAAGGTCATCCATTGCTCTTTTAATGTCTGACAATTTAAACTTTGATATGCGGTTCTCCAATACCGCTTTGTTGGTTTTAAATAATAGGTCTGCTTTTTCCTTTTTAGTTTTAGCATCTATTGATGAGCCATCTATCTTATTAATCAAGCTTATAAATCCATCTGTAAACTTGTACTCATCAGGAAACATCAACTCTCCTTTGCCTGGCAGACTCAGGCTAATGGCTTTTTTACAGGAGCTACCGCCTTTAACTTTTCAGTCATTGACTTTTCCGCTTCATTGCCATCATCATCTTCAGGTGCAATACCTGTTGCGGCCATGATCGAATAACGCCTGGCATAAGTTAAGGCCGAGCCATAACCTTGAGGTGTCTGCTTATCAGCGGGTACATGAATCACACCCCCTGACATCTGCTCGCCACTTTCATGTAAAAAAATTGTCTCAACCCTAATGCCTGACTCTGCATCATGAGTCTTTTGTATTAATGCTAACCCATGATTGTGTAGTGCATCTAGTACGGCTTCAATACAACCCGCCAAGTTTACATACTGATTTTTAAAATGTGGATTGGTACTGTTCTTTAATGCAGGTGCAAATTCTTTCTGCGCCGCTACAAACGCTTTAGCAATCTCCGATGTTGTTGTCATTGTCTTTCTCCTCAAAATAAAGTTTAATAATGTCTTGCCTTTTACTTACATCTTTTACATTGCGATACAACACTTCTAAAAAAGTATGAGTATCTTTTAGTTCATAATCTTCCATGATTAAAACTCCCTATCGCGTATGCGAAGTTTAGATTGTCGAATAGTTCTCGCTTCTTTTGCTTTTACTATCTTTTCTGGCTGTGCTTTATAATTGATTACAGGCCATGAAATTTTATAACGCCCTGAAATAGCATGTTGATTGTCTCTCATAAAATTCATAATCTGAATCTGATGCAAGTCAATCTGCTCCTCCAAGTCTTTTATCATGTCTCTAAATTCAATTATCTTTTCAGCGTAATGCTCGGCTTCAGGTATCTCAATCTCATCTTTGTCAGGCTGATCGAAAATAGATGATGCTTCAGATGGTGTCTTGATGTCATACCATTCAACTTCGTCATTGGTTTTATACTTATCTAACCTACGCTGAAAGTCATTGATAGCATCATGTATTTGAGCTAGTACATCTACATCCCTTTGATAGACAAAAGTCCGTAGCGTTGTACCACGATACAGAACACACACTGCACCCCAAGTAGCACCTACTGTATCCATTTGCATTTGCAGTTGCAATGGGCCACGATAGAGAGGCAAAGAGTCTGCACTCTCTACCTCGTGAGCAGTTAGTTTGGCTTCTACTACACCTACGCCCTCTAACCTTATCTCGTCCTCATTGACACAGATAATACCCTTATCAAGATCGGTCATGATGATCGAATCATTGCCTTTGACATCCCCATCTAAACTACATGCGAATGGCAAGTCTTTATGAAAATAAGGCTTGGGATGTTTAGTCGTTAAATCTTTGACATCTAATCCTAAACGCTTACACGCTTGAACCAAGATAGTTTCCTCCAAGGTATTCCCCCAATCCATTGATTCATTAGATATAAATGGTGGTTCAATTCCTGAAATAATATCCATCTTTTCTTTTAACAGTTCATTGACTGTTTTAAACTTACTAGCACCCATCAATACAGGTATCTCGGATGCTGAAAGTTGGTCATTCGGTGTTACTTTTCCTACCATATTTACTCTCCTTTTTTTAGGTTATTAAAAGCCATTGATAACTCTTGTCTTGCATCGTTATCCATTTGATTAATTACTGCATTAGGGCCAAGTTCTAGCACAAGTTCACCAAAATCTCTAATGAGGAAATGTTGATGAGCCTCCTCTAATTCTTTTTGTTGTTCAAATCCATCCATTGGGATGTTATCTTCAACTCCTTCATCCCCATCCCATTCGTTAGTTCCTCGGTTATCGTTCATTGTTTGT